AATCCTACCACAATTACGTAAAAAACTAAGTTTTTCAACGTTTTTTGCCCCTCTTGACACGTTGCATTTTTGCAATTTATTTGATAAGATTGTCTCATGAAACTTTATCGTATCCAAGCTAACTACAAAAACGTTTATTTGGATGAAAATGTAGAAGCTGAGAATGATAAAGCTGCTTTAGAATCTTTTAGTGAGAGTTATGATTCAGAGCAGTTAACCGAAAAGGAAGGTCCTGGATTTCATAATCCAGATATACTTTTCTTAACCTTAGAGGAGGTTAAAAGAGATGGCACTACAAAAGTTAATCTCGGAGAAACTTCAGTTGGAGTCCAAATGGGCGAATCAGGCACTGTCACAGGGCAGAGTAACTCCTGATATGAAGTGGATCGACATAAAGATCAAAGAACTTAGAGTTAAGATCAATGATCAAAGTGTTAAAGACGCACAAAGTGGTCTTTTAGATATAGCTAGCTAACACTAGCAATATTTTTATTTTTAGTATAAAATCCTAGGCTATTCATGTCCCAAAAAAAAGTTAAGGTTAAAGGTATAAAAGTTTTTTTAAGTGTTCAAGAAGTCAAGGCTCTTGAAGATCTACTTATCAAAAGTGCTATGTTTAAAGGAGGCTTTTCTAAATTAAAAAAAATAGAAATAGGTTTGTGGCATTTGTTTAATGATGTTTGTGAAGATTTAAAATTAAAAGATAATAAAATAAAAAAACCTAGATTAGACAAAAGCCTTCATTAATCAAATTTACCTAGTGGCACTTCACTAAATTTATACCAATGTACCTTACCATTTACATGTTGCTTAACTTTGTTATCACAATATTCACAAATATAAATAGTAGATTTTTTTGTAGGTAGGAAAGTTGTAACTGTATCGCAATGTGGACATTTACCTAAAGCTAATTCATTTATTTTAATAGCCATTAAGTGGCCTCGCCCCAGTTTATACCCATAGCAAGATCTACCTTGCTAGGCACTTTAAGGGGCACATCATCTAAACAATGTTCCATTTCATTTTTTATTTCTTCTATGTCAGAATCTTTACCAATATTAAAACAAAGTTCATCGTGTATTTGCAGTAGTGGCCGGTGGCCGGTGTTATAACAATTAATCATTGCTTGTTTAGTCTGGTCTGCTGCTGAACCCTGTATCAATCTGTTTAATGCTTTATAAGTCATAGCTCTTTTAATCGAACCTCTTTCGTATTTACTTTCAGCTTCTTCTCTAGTCATAGATTTATGGATACCAAAAGTCTTAGGTTCCCATCTATCAAATCTACAATGTCTTCCTTTAATAGTTACAACACAACCTTTCTTATCAGCTGTGGTCATACATCTATTAGATAACATCTTAACAAAAGGAACTCTCTCGTTGTAGGCATTCAAGATAGCTTTAGCCTGTTCAATATCTATACCTAATTCTGCAGATAATTTAGCTTTTCCCATACCATAAAACATACCTAAATTGATTGTTTTAGCCTGAGATCTAGGTATATCAGCCATTTCTGCTACAACCTGGTGAAAGTCTGCATCATCGTTTTCATATGCCTTTAAAAGCTCATAGGAGCCCTCAAAACCCTGATCAACGCTAGATGCATAGTGTACCACCAGTCTAGGCTCTTGTTGGCTATAATCAAAGCTACCCCACTTTTTACCCTCATCAGGCAAGAAAAGGGCTCTAATATGCTTACCAAACTCCTTATTTCTAGCAGGAATCTGTTGTAAATTAGGGTTACTCATAGACAATCTACCTGTAGCAGTGCCTCCAGAGTCTGATTTTAACTGATTAATTTCTGCATGAATTCTACCTTTATGTTCATATCTTAATATCGAATCAATAAATGTAGAGTGAAACTTATTCATTTCTCTAGTTTCTCTAATAAGTTTAGCTAGTGGGTGAGGACAGTTATGCAACCAATTAGTTGTAAAGCTTGGAGCCTTAGTCTTTGCAGTTCTTTCATACGGAATTTTTAATTTATCAAAAGCTTTCGCCACACTAACTGCTGCCCATATCTCTACGTCATGGCCACTCATATCTTTTATTTGTTTTAATCTTTTATTTTCTTCTTGTATAAAATTTTTCTTTAATGAATCTGCTTTACTAACATCAACCTTGATACCGTGTTCTCTCATTTCAATTAAGATAGGTTGTAGTTCAGTTTCTAGACTAAATATATTAGATAAGTTTTGTTGTTGTATTTCTATTTTAAATCTGTTCCAAAGTTTTAATGTAAGTTCAGCATCTTGCTCTGCATAAGGACCCACATAACCTGCAGGTAGTCTCCACATATCTGCTTTAGCATCAAGTCCCCACTCTTCTGCCTTTTCTCTTAACTGAGCTTCTGATTTTACTTCTCCTAAATAATCGAATGACAACGCATTTAAAGAATAACTAAATCTATCCTCGTTAATTAACGCACCAGCTATCATCGTATCATAAATTTTACCTGTAGGTTTTATACCTAAAGATTTTGTCCAACCAATATCATATGAAGCATTGTGACAAACTTTATCTACACCATTCTCCATTAATTTTTTATACCATTTTAAAGTCATGGCCTTATCCATATTACCACCCGCTTCATGAGCTATAGGAAAGTAACCTTTAAAACCATCTGCAGCCACAGCTATTCCTACTACTTCACCGTCTTTAGTAGCCCATCCTGGTCCTTTAGTTTTAATATTAGGATCTCTTGTTTCTAAATCTACTGCTATAATAGATCTATCAGATAAGTCAGGATAACTTTCTGGTCTTTTCCAATCCGATTCTGTTTGATTAAATACTAATTCAGTAGTCATTAATGAATTTTTTGGCTATTATTTGTATCGTGTATTGACCTTACTTTACGTAAATTAATTCCTTTTGCAAATAAATAACAATCTGCACAATAAAATTGTTTGTTTTCTACAACAATAGCTTTTTTTTTACAACCTTTGTCTTCACACTTTATATTTTTTTTCATTTTTTAAATGTTCTATCTCCAAATCACAGTAATGTTTTATTTTATTTATGTCTTCGATTGTCTTACCTTTTGTTAAATATCTACAGACATACTTTATTACATTTGCTTGAAAAGGATTCAAGGCATTTCTTCTGATAAAAGTCCATGGTTGGATAACAAATTTTTGATAATGGGATCCTCCTATTTGCTTATCTTGAGGAAAAGTTTCATCAAACATATCTTTATTACTCATTTATAGTTCTCCTGTTGAAATTAGATGCAAGACGCCCCAAAGGAAAAAAATATGTATGGTTAGTAGAGAGTATATGTAGGGATGTCTTAGACCGTGTAATACCAGTATACCAAACCCTCGCTTCAGCCATCTTGTCTTTGAAGTTTTTGGTTGAAAAATTAGATGGCCAATTAGCTTTTTCATATATTAGTACGTTGTCTGCCTCCCCACCTTTTACTGAGTGGATTGTGTCAATTATTATTTTTGCTTTTTCGTTAAATTGAATGTTTCTTTTTAACATACTTTCAAAATAATCCAAGTCTCGCACAGTAAATTTTCTGTTTAAGACTTTCCACCAATCACTTTCAGTAGTCTCTAAACCACAATTCTTTTTTAAGAACTCTAGATCTAACGGTTGGTTAGGATGAATATCTGACCAGGCTTTGTTGTCAACTTTTCTCCATCCTTTTTTAATTTGATCAATAAAATCATACAAAACACCTACCTGTTCTTTAGTTATGCTCTCACCTTTTTGTAAGGCCAACCAATGATTTATAGCGTTCCATTTGTTTATATTGAACGATTTATTACCTCGCATATCTTGGAAATATAAGCCTTTTTGCCTAGCATATTCTTTAAGCTCATCGACATTATCACCAACTCTGCCTAATACAAACCAAGTTCCCTCTAATGAATCAAAAGGAACCTCGTTAAATCTACTATAAGTTTTTATAAAACCCTGTGATTTATTAGTTGAGGTAAATTCTTTTTGTTGTCTTTCAGGTATAAATTTTAATATCTCTTTAGAGAAGTTAAGTATTGTTTCATTTAATCTATAAGACTTGTTTAATATAAATACCTTACCTGGAAAATCTAAAAAACTTCTTACTCTAGCTCCGTTCCATTCATATATTGCTTGGTCATCATCTCCAGCTAAATAAATTCTATTTGCTTGAGCTGCAACCTTATCTACAAATTGCCATTGTAAAGGAGTTAGATCTTGAGCTTCATCTACTATAAATACCTTATAAGATGGTGGATTAACTTCTTTTACATACTTCTCAACCATGTCAGTAAAATCCATTTTATTATCTTTTTTAAATTTAATATAGTTTCTAACAATGTCAGTAAATTGCTGTAGCCTAACTTTTTTTAATGGTTCTGCTTTGTATAAGGAAATTGGATCTACCAACATATTTCTAGCTTTATCGTAAACTCTTAATGACCAGTTATTAAATACTTTGTGATTAGCATCTTCTTCAGAAAAATTTGCACTTATAGTGCCCCAATCAGTATGAAACTTTAACATATCTACTCTAGGATCTAACACAGGTAATGAAGATAATTCTTTTTTACAAAATGAATGTATTGTTCTAAAGTTATTAAAGTCATCTTCATTGTATTGTTTAAATTTTTTTAAGACTCTATCCACAGCTTCGTCTATTGCTTTGTTAGTAAAGGACACATAAACCATTTCATGTGGTAACACTCCTAACCTTAAATGTTTCTCTACTATCTTTATTAATCTAGTAGTCTTACCTGTACCTGGAGGACCAAATATCTTGAATGTTTTATTGTGAATCTGGGTCAAAAGGTGCGCTCTGTTGGTTGAAACTGACGTTACGTTCTTTAACATCAATTTTTATTCGTTTAGGTATCTTCCACAATCGACCTTTGTATTCTTTGTGTTGTCTTATGTACTCAGCTCCATTGTCAATTAGTAATTCTTTTACTTCAAAAGGTTTTAAGTTGTTACCATCTTTCTTTAAAAACTTTTTAAATAATTCTGCTCTAAAAAATAAATAACCTTCCTCTTCAAAAACATAATCAGTTTGTGTTTGTGTAATATCATCAGCAAGCTGACTATCATCTATAAAGTTTCTAAATAGATAATCAAATTCATCTTTGTCATCATCAGTAAAGTCATAACCTTCTACAGCAGTTTGAATAGATTTAAGATAGTTTAACCATAAACCAAACTCTTCTGTCTTCATTGTCTTCCATACAATATCACAATCAAATAGTTCTGTTTTTAATAATTGTTGCTGACATAATTGTTGACCTGTTAATCTTACAGGTTTTTTGTCTATTGTTAAAATATATTTAGGTGGTTTAGTGCTTATCTTTTGAAAAGAATCTACATGAAAATTATAATCTTTTTTACCAATACCTAACTTTCTTTTCACACATGCAGCTTGATCACAATATTTTTTAGCAATAGGAGAACTACATTTGTAATTATAATCCTTGTCTCCACTTAAACTTTTAATAACAGTTATTTTTAATTCTTTTGGATCTATCTTATCATCACCCCAAGACTTATTGACTTCACCTAATTCATCTTCCCACGCACCATCCTTACCGTGTTTTTTAAGCATACATACACCAACATTAAATAGTGCTTCATTTCTACCATCACCTGGCTTAACTGCATTCTTAACAAAATTTTGTACGCATGGCGGGTAATCTGCAAACTCTTTGTCTTC